TTATACCAAGTTGAACGAGGACACCAATCTTTCTTACAAATCTCACTTGGATGAAAGTGCTCTGTGTCCCGTTCTTCAGACGACAAGATGTTGTTCTCAAGAGCATACTGATATACAGGTTGCTTTAAGCGACCCTGTGTCTTAATTACTTGTTGCATAGCAACTGCGCCTAGTTCAGCCATGTGGCTCCGAAATCATTATAAAATCATCCTCAGTAAGGATGATATACCGATTGCCACCCAAGTCAAACTGAAGGACAGGAATGCGATCTTCCAATATTGCACGTTCGTTCAACTCCTTTAAGTCTGTAAATTTAATTGAATACGACTTCTTATTATCTGTAAACTTATTCTCAATAAGGTATTCATGTGTTCGTACATCATTTTTACGAACCCATCCACTGCCTGAGCCAGCATTACGGCTTCCCTTGTAGCGGTCTGCTGTGCGTCGCTCTTGTTTCTTAGAGCGCTTCATAATGCTTCGCTGCTTATCAGCGTCTGAACCAAATATCACGAAGGCATCTCAATGTTGAACTTCTTGAATACAGCCTCACGAATTTTTGCTTGAAGGTCAAGGTCTTCACGAACTGCCTGTAGAACCCCATCCTTACCCTGCCACTTCTGGTCTCCATAGGAGTAGTAAGCACCTGCACGAGTAATCAGTTCTGATGAGATAGCGATGTTCACAATGTCTTTTACAGTGTCAAAGTCACCAAATTGAAAACCTTGTGAGTCTGCAAAATAGAAGTCAACTACTGCTACTTGTTGTGGACGGTAAGTCTTGTTCTTCATGGTACGAGCCTTGATGGTTTGACCCACAGTCTCATCCTTGGCTTTAATCCATTCGTCACGTTTTACTTCAACACGACAGAAGTAGTGGAAGTTCTTAGCCTTACCACCTGGGGTTGTACGGTTGTCTCCCCACATGACGCCAATCTTCTCACGCCATTGGTTAATAATAAGTCCAGTGCATCCACGGTCTTCACGAATCAATGAACGCTTCTGTGACTTAGAGGCTTTGCGGAAGAACTTACCTGTAAGGCGAGCGCCTAGACCCACGGTGAACTCCTCCATCATTTTTTCTGATTCATCTCCAGGAACTAATGATGGAAGTGAATCAATTACAATCAAGTCAACGGCACGATTATCTAGAACCCTGATAACCAAGTCGTACACTTCTTCCATGATGTTGGTCTCTACTACCCATAGACGGTCAAGGTCTACACCAATAGCCTTTGCATATTCTGGTACATAGGCTTCAGCGGCTACCCACATTGCTGTGTACTCAGGGTCAAGGGCTTGATTAGCCGCAATCGTTTTGTATGCCAATGCAGTTTTACCTGATGATTCCTCACCAATGATTTCACTCCATTGGTTTACAGGCCAGCCACCACCAAGCATCAAGTCATAAGCAAGAACACCAGTAGTAATACGTGGTGTTGCTTCAATGACTTGTGAACCTTTAATGATTACATCATCGCCATACTTTTTAGTAAGGGCAGACAAGATGGATTGCAACGACTCAAAATCTGACATGTATATTCCTTTTGTTAACTATTCCAAGACGCTTGTGACGCTTGGTCATATAATCCGTTCCAGCCACACTCAAAACAACGAGGTGCTGGTTGTGCTCCGTTTACCATGCTATTGGCTCCACGACCAGTTCGTGAAAATACATTGTTACTTCCACAATCTGGGCATGTCAAACCACCGTCACGGCGATGGGCTTCCCCACCTTTCCATAGGCGAATCGCTTCACCCATAGAAATATTTTCCGTTGGTGCACGATTTGGGTTCAAGACTTCTTGCCGTTGTTGTTCTTGTGGAACAGTCTGTTGTGTTGCAGGAAGCCTAATTACAGGTTGTGTAGGGGGCGTAGGAGAAACACGGGGGGTAGATGGTTTCTCTCCTGCTAGTTTTTTACTCCACCAATCACTCATAGTAGTCCTCTGGATTATGTAATACGATTGCTAGGTTATCAACATCTAAAAGCATATTGATAAGGGCTACCCCGAAAGAAACAAACAATGGGTGCAGTTCCTCACGAGGAGTTACTAGTTTATCGTTTGTTTCTAGTAAATCAAGTATCCAGTCTGTGGCAACTACCACGTCGTCAAAAATACCTTCATTGATAAACAATGCCCATCTTTGGAGTATCTCTACAGTTTCTGCATCCCCAACGTCTTCTGACGGATTTGAAAACCCCATAGAGTTTGCGTATGACTGACCTCTTGCTATTGAAAGCATGAGGTAAAAAAACCTTCTGTTAATATTATTCATCATCCCTTAGCCTCAGCCCAGTTGCTTGCGTATTCATAAGACACCTTTAGAGGTATCTGCTGGATAACCGTACCATCTCCCATGGCTTCTAAGAAGGGCTGTGTGGATTCTTCTACAATTTTGTCAGGAACTGCGGCTATCAGTTCGTCATGAACCTGTACTAAGAGGCGCACGCCTTTGTTATGTAAAGCCTTGTGTACATTAATCATGGCTTTTTTACAGATGTCTGCCGCACTTCCTTGAATTACAGCATTGACGGCTTGGCGTTCTGCCCTAGAACGGAGCATATTATCGCTGGAAGTCAAGTCAGGTAACCGCCTACGCCTACCCTCAAGGGTTGATACATAGCCGTTTTTGCGACCAGTAGCAACCACAGATTGCTTCCATGCAGTCAGACCAGCAAAACTTTTATAGTAATTGTTAAGGATTTCCATAGCATGTTCCTCCTCAATACCTGTAGTACGTGCCAACTTTGCAGCACCCCCACCGTAGGCTGTAAGGAAGTTAACACCCTTACCAATCTGGCGTTCCTCAGACGTAACATCTTTTGGGTCTTTCTTAAACACCGCAGACGCAGTAGCCGTGTGAATGTCTTCTCCAGTGTTAAAAATGCGAACTAATTGTGGGTCTTGGCTAAACATTGCCATGATACGCAACTCAATTTGGTCGTAGTCAGCCACGAACAACTGGTGGTGCTGTGGAGCAACAAACAGTTTACGAATGCTGGATTCACGGGGAATGTTCTGAAGGTTTGGGTCAGATGAAGACAACCGACCTGTTGCTGTACGGTGTAGGTGGAATGAGGGGTGCAACCTATTCTTGTACATCTTAGGCAGAAGTCCATCAACATAGGTTGACTTCAACTTCTTCATTTCAGCCCACTCTAAAAGCAATGGAATGATTGGGTGCTTTGACTGTAGATTGCGAAGCGATTCTTCGTCTACAGACGGTGCACCCTTATCTGTTTTCTTATATGGCTTTAGACCTAGCCCACCTTCTTTTTTAGGGTTAAATAAAAACTCCTGCTTACTTTTATTGGAGTCAGGATTAAACCCTGCTGGAGCATGCTCAAAGATTTTAAATAGGATGTCACGAAGTTCTTGGTCTAACTCTAGGTTGAGGTTCTTTAAGTCCTTAACATCTACTGGAATACCGTTGTTCTCCATGTGCATAATAACTTCAAGCACCTCACTGTCTAATTGAAGTGCAGATAACAAGTCAGGCTTAGTAATAATCTGCTTGTGTAGTCGCTGATACAACATCCATGTCCAACGAGCGTCACGGTGTACATAAGTTGTTGCGTCTTCTATAGGTACTTGGGTAATCAACTTACCCAACTTTCCACCTTTTGCGTAGGCTTCTAGTCCGTCATAGTTGTGAGCAATAACCTTTTCCAATGAGTAACTCATCAGGTTCTCTGAAACAATGTGCTGAAGAACCATTGTGTCCAAGTACGGTCCAGGTGGTATCTGGTCGTAGTACTTACTGATTGACCGAGCGTCAAACTTTACGTTGTGCCCAACCTTTACTAGGTCACTAAAGAATATGGGGCGAAGCGCCTCAAAGACCTCAGAACGGCTCAACTGTTTAGGAGGCTCTCCGTAGACGGCTGGCTTGATATAGCGAGCCTTAGCCATGGACTCCTCACCGCTCTTTAAACGCTTCCTATAGCCCTCTGGAGGCACTGTAGAGCCATCTCCGACTTCCTCTGGCTCTAGGAGAGTACCTAACTTGTGACCCATAGGGATAGCCCAAGAATGACCAAAGGTGGCTATAGCAATCCAAAACACCTCATTACGAAGTGGGTTGACTGCGATGTCCTTTTTATAGTCTTCCTCAATGACCCTACGAGAGTTCTCCAGCACGTCAGGAGACTTGCTCTTAAGGCTAAGGGCTTTCTTTTTGAACTCATCCTCCATAATCTTTTGAAGGTCAGGATGTCGTTCTAATACGGCACGGCTTTCAATGTCAAAAGCAAATGCTCCTGCGTCTTGTACTACCTTGACCAGCGTATGTAACTGGTCAAGGGTAGTAACGATGTCCAAGGTAGTCATAAGTCCTTTCTAAACTATGACTATCAGTTGCCGAATTCTTCGGCTGCAATCCTCACCAAATCTGCACGATTAGGGATTGAAATAACATCTGCTGTATAAGCACTGTGCTTTAAGTACACAGAAATTTGTTCATCAGCAGGTTCGCACTTCCATTCAGCCAAGTCACGCTCACGAACTACTTGCAAGTTGGTTGCGCTAGTTGCACCCTTACCTGTGCGTGAGATAGCCCAGTAGTGTTTTGTAAGTGGGCCAGTGTGTGGAGTGTTGTGGAAGTTCTTCAATTGGTCAATCACACGAGGACCAACTTCAAGAGACTTGTTTACAGGTGCTTCACCTGGAGTGAGTAGTGCAACGTTGAATGCAAAACGAAGTGACGGACGGTCACCTGCTTCACAAAGTGGGCATCCACGCTCATCAAGGTCTGCAAGGCATGTGAATGACTTTTGACCTGTGCGCTCAACCCAGTGCTGACGCCATGCTGCATATGGTTCATCATCAATGAACTGAATCAATTGAACTTCTTCTGTTACACGCAAGCGTTGTGCAAACGGTGAATCTGCATTCTTCACTGCGTCTACTGCTGTCCAACCACCACGAACAATGCGGCTTGCACGAGGGGTGTTTCCGCTTGCGTTTGGTTTGCGTGTTACTTCTGTTGTTGGTGTTGTTGTTTCTTCTTCGTCGTAATCCCGTGTCATGTTTTTTTCTTTCGTTATTTGGGCCAATTATTTCTTATATGTTTTCGGAAGCCATCCCAGTCCCCATGATTAATCTCATAGATATTGAACTGCTCCATTGCTTCTAGGAGAAACTCTACCTGCACTAAGGTGTATAACCTACGTCCACGAGAAGTTTTTCCTGGAATTTGTTCACTCTTTGGTGGAGGAGTTCGGTAACTGGCTTTAGGTAGCCAGCCACGGTGTTCCCACACCCGTAAAGTACTTGCACTCTTTCCAAGTGCCTTAGCAACTTCACCTAGTGTAAACATCTGATGCTCTTGTCCATTGATGATGTACTTCTTAGAAGTAGCACCATTGAAACGGTCAATAGCGAGTTCTTTAGTTACTTTTTCTTTAACCCTGTTCTTAGGTTGACGCTTTCCTGGAAAATCAGGAAAGTCTTTGAACAGGTCCAGAGGGTCCTTCATGTTACGCCTTAAATGCCCATGTTTCTTTCTCTACATAGAAACCTTGAACAGTGTCTGAGACATCTTTGTTTTTCCATGCGTAACCTAGCAGTGCATCTTCACTAATGCTTTCAATGACTACTACCTGCTTAAGTTCTTCCCACAAGCCATTCTCTTTAGCCCATGCTTCTGCTGAGTTAGCGTCAAAGGAACGAGAAACACGGCGCTCACGCTTGAGTTCAATGTCCCCTACCTTGAGCCAGATGTGACCACTGCTATCTGGTTGTCCATACTTTTCTACAGCAACAGTCAACTCTTTCTTCATCGCCTCTAGGCGCTTTTCAATGTCGGCACTAAAAGCCTTTTGTTTTTTAAAGTCGTCTGCCAACTTAGCGTAATAGTTTTCGTCAAATGTTTCCATTATTTAATCTCCGATGTCCGTAGGAAGTCCGATAATGAACTAAGCGTTAGTTCAAATTTGCCTTGTGTATCATAACCTTTATCAATGAACGCTTCATTGATTGCTCGCTTTTGCATGAGCATTTCGTATTGACGTTCTTCAATACTCCCGTGCATAACGAACGAGGTAAGCGTAACATGGGGGTGTGTTGAAGATAGACGGATGATACGAGCCTCTCGCTGGTCTAGTTTTCCAGCACTCCAAGGCAAGTCATACGAAATAAGGTAGTTAGCCCCAGGCAAGTCCACGCCGTATCCACCAGCATCTGAGGACAGGAATAGCCTTGTCTTTGGGTCTGTAGAGAACGTTTGCTTTGCCGTGTCACGAGCCTTAGCATCCATACCACCCATGAACAACACGCTCTTAGTTAATTGGGCTGTCATTTGTTGAATGAAATGTAGGTTCTTTTTAAAGAATGAAAATAAAACTACTTTGTTGTTAGGGTCTTCATTAAGGATGTCCGTAATGTAATCAACCACAGCAGTAAGTTTTGGCATCGCTGGTTCTTCTGCAAGAAGTTTCCTTGATACCAACTGGGCTGCATACTGACTACCACTAGCACCTCCAGAGGCAATATATTCCTTAGCCGAGCCTGTAATTAACAAAGGGTTGTCACAAAGCATGCGAAGGATAGTAAGCCGTGACATGATTTGCCCTTGTGCCTCATTAGCACCTGACCCACCGTTGTAATGTGACCACAGGTCAAAACCTTTACCGTGTTGTGCAAGAGCCTTTTGGATTTGGTCAAGAAGGTCGTCTGAAATGTAGTTGTAAAGACTGGCTGAGGCTTTATCAAACTCAACAGGGACTACCTGCGTAACTACTTTAGGCAACTGGTCTGCAATGTCAGCACGAGTCTTACGCACCATTGCTTCCCCTAATGAATCGTTAAGTTGTTTTAGGTTCCTGTACTTTATAGGCATGCCATAACTGTTGCGAATGATGAAGGTCTTATCAAAGACATCAAAGCGACCTAGCACTGTTGGGTCAACAAACTCCATGATGGAGAACAGTTCTTCGGGCTTATTCTCAATAGGCTGACCAGTCAATGCAAACCGATACTGGCAACGCTTGCCTAGTTTCTTTAGTAACTTAGAGCGCTTTGCACGGGGGGATTTAATCATGGTGGCTTCATCAATCACCATTGCATCAAACTTAACCTTCTCAAAATGCTCTTGGTCATTTACCAATGTTTCTGGATTGATAATTACATACTTGGCGTTGAGTGAAGCACGCCAAAGGTTATGACGGTTCTTTACTGGGCCGTCAATAACTATCGCTTTAGACTTGGTGAACTTATTGATTTCACGAAGCCACTGAAACTTAAGTGATGATGGAACTACAACGATAATGCGTGACACATCCCCGTTCTCAATCAGATGTTCCAGTGTGGCAATAGTGATTACAGTTTTGCCACCACCCATCACAACAGCAAGAAGCATCTTTCCACGGTCAGCCATGTGTTCTACTGCCTCTTGTTGGAATGGGTATAACTTGCCGTTGAATGTCATTGCACCCACCAAGGTATAACCGAGGAGGCGCTCAAAGCAACCTCAATTTCAGAATCTGTCATTTCCCCAATATCCTTTGCATCTGTCCCGTTGTAGTCAAACCAACATACGCCTTTCCTAAACAAAGGCATAACTTTAAATAATTCTTTACTCTTAGTCAATCCAGCCACATCGTTATCTAGGGCAACGATTAACTTGTTGGCTACAGAAGCCAGTAGATGTAACTGCTGTGTACTTACGTTCACTCCAAAACTAGATAGGCACTGCACTCCTGAAAAAGATGAGGCAAACCTAACTACGTCCAGTGGTGACTCCACTAGTACTACAGTGCTACTCCTAAAACGCTCAATCCCAAATAAAGTGTGACTCTTGGTTATACCTACTGGGTAGTTGCGAACGTAGTCCGTACCTTTTTCCTGCCAGCCCCATAATTCTCCTAATGGTGAAACGATAGGCAAAACCCACGCTTGCCTAGATGTATTCCACCTAAGCCCATATTCATCGGAAGCCTCTTTGGTAATCCTACGATTAGTCAGTTCTTCTACTGGTGGCTTTTCAAAGGCGCTGAAGGTAAGCCAGTCCACTGGCTGGGCTGGGGTGTTATCAAACACTGGGTTCTGTAATTGATTAAGACCTGCACTAATGATGAGATTATGCACCGCCATAATTGCGTCAGTCTCACCTGTTACCTCTGATACGAGGATAGGTAGGTTTCCACGAGCACCACAGGAATGACAAATCCATAGCCCATTAGTGCTATTCATTGACCATGATGGAGACCTGTCTGCTTTACCAGTGCGCTTTTCATGCACAGGGCAACAGCCCACAATCTCTTTTCCATTTTCCTTACGAACATCTACTCCGATTGAACGAAGAATGTTCGGTAGGTCAGTAATACCAGTCGTCGCTGTCGCCTGACTCATCCTCAAATACCTCCGAAAAGTCCATGTTTTCCCAGTCCCATTTAATCTTGACTTCGCCCATTGGGGCAGAGCGAGCAAGTACTACACGCAAGATTGCTTGATTATCAATATCAGGGTCAGACTCAACACCGATAACCAAGTCAGAGTCTTGAGAGAATGACGAGGTGTAACCAATTGAGTCTGCCGTAATCTTGCGTGACTTCTTATTCCCCAACTTCCAACCAAGTACCTGTGTAGTTCCAATGATAGGAATATCAAAGCGCTGTGCAATGCGCTTCAAAGAACGAGTGATGTTGGTGAGCGCTTGTGGTGAACCCTTTGGTTCTCCTTGCTCATCATCCATGAGGTACACACCGTCAACAATCAGCATGTCTGGACGGTGTTGTTGAATCTTGCCAGCAATGGCGCTTACGGTTGTCAAAGATGAACTGTCTTCTGACATCAAGAATGGGTGCATGTTCTTACGCATGCGAAGTGTTGTCTCAATCTTTTCAACTTCTTTTTTAGTCAGGTCTCCACGAATAATCTTGGTGTGAGAAATGTTAGAAACAATGGCGTCATAACGAGCAGCCTGTTCCTCAATACTCATTTCAAATGAGATGAACATTGGAACCTTGCCGTGTGTGTGAACTGCATTAGCAATAATCAAGGTAATGAGTGACTTACCTTTCTTTGCTTCACCCACAAAAGTAATCAATTGTTGTGGACGAAGGCCAGCAGTAATCCTGTCTAACCCAGTAAAGCCTGTAGGGATACCACGAATAGCATTAGGTGTTTCCCTCATTAGGTTGTAACGAGCAATACGTTCTTCCCATGACTGAATCAAGTCAACGTCACGAAGACGAGCCACCTCAGCAGAGGCTGTCTGCAAACCATCTGAGAGCATTTGAATTGCTTCATTGGTGCTGTTGTTATTCAGCAGTGGCATTGCTGATGAGATAGTCTCAACTAACTTCTGGTGACGGTAGGAGTTGAGTACCTCGTCAATCAGATTGGAGAACTGTTCACGGTTTGAATCCGCAAGTTCTAAGTCGGCAAACTCTTGGTTAAGTGCACGAATACTTGGAATGGCGGCATGCGTCCTCCAGTAATCCAATACCCACAACCAAACTCCTTCCCATTGTGGGCTGAAGTGGTTAGGACGAATACCAGCCTCAACAACATGTGAGATGTCGTTGTCGTTAATGACCTTACTAATGAGTAAGTGTTCGGCACTAGCCATTATGAAATCCATGCTTTCTTTGGGTCAACAACATGAGAACGGATTCCGATTACGGATGCCTGTTCCTCTGTTGCTGTGTATATTGTCCTAATTTGTCGTTGAAACCGTAAATCATATGCGAGTTCTTCAACGGAGCCATAGTACAGGACTGCGACTGAGATTCCTTTACGCATCAACCATTTATCTACTTCTTCTGCAAAACCTTGTGAGACAAAAGTGTACACATCTGTACCAACACCTAAGCGTGTTGCACTATCTATCATTGCTTTAAGTGGTAACTCATTTGGTTCCCACAGACGCAAATACGCTGACCAATTTTCACGGTTCTTAAAAAATGCAGCCTTTGTTGAAGCAACTGTATTAGTTGGTGGTATTGCTAAGACTCCTTCAAAAATCACGCCTTGCGTAACAGATGAAAAATCTAGTAGGTCATTGCCCTGCATAGTCTTGTGTAATCCTTTGGTTGTCCCCAAGAACTGGAATAGACATACAGCAGTCGTGTAAAATTGAATGGAAGCGTTCACCGTAACGAGACTTGATACGCATTGGACTTAGGTTAGAAGTAATAATGGTTGTCAATTTACAGTTATAGCGGTTCTCTAAGAATGACATCAATGAGCGCTTTGTAAAGTCACTGTCATGTTCTTCACCTAGTGAATCCAGTACGACAACATCGTAGATACGGCGAAGGTATTTAGCCACGTTTTGGTCTGCGTATTCTTCTGGCAATTCCCCATCATTGCGGATTTCGTCATACATCATCTCA